CCCTCCCCAAATGATCTTGTAGGGGGATTGCCCCTGGCCACCGTGGCCTATCGAGGGATGCTGGACGGCGCCACATTTCTGATGGAACGCGCTTTTTTCTCCCCGACATGGTCAACCTACGTGGACAAGATAATCCGATATCAGGGAACCATCCAGCAGGTTCACGAGGGTGGCCGCACACAGATACCCATCACGGTATCTTCGGACCTCATCCTGCTCAACACTCTCTTGCCCGTGAACGTGTACCAGCCGGGATGCCGGCGGCTACTATATGACGGCGGCTGCACCGTGAGCAAGTCAGCATATGGGGTCAACAGCTCGGTATCGGCAGGCAGCAGCACCACCACGATGATCAACTGCGGCCTATCCAACCCCGGGCCGTTCTTCGGGACGCTCCCCGCCTACGCCATGGGCACAGGAGATGGCACAACCAACCAGTTCACCCAGACCATCGCCTACATCCCGGTTGCTGTAACCGCTGTGTATATCGACGGGGGAGCGGTCCCTTCCGGGTGGGGATATTCGCTCAACGGCGATCAGGTGACGGTCAACTTCGTGATCGCCCCCGGTGCCGCAGCATATGCAGGTGGTCCCGCCACCCCAACGGGCACCATCACTGCCGATATTACCTATTCTCAGTCGGGATGGTTTGACCTGGGAACCGTTACATTCACCAGTGGGGTCAACAACGGGCTGATTCGGACCGTGAAGAGCTATACGCGAATTGTACCACGGAGTGGACCCATGACAGGCGTTCTTAATTTTACCCTTCCGCTGCCAAATGTTCCAGGCATTGGGGATACCTTCACAGCTTATGCGGGCTGTGATAAGCAACAGGCCACCTGTGCCGGGAAGTTCCACAACATTTCCCACTTCTCGGGGGAGCCATACGTGCCAGTCGCCGAAACTGCGTATTGAAACAAATTGACTTTTGTATGTACCCATGAGGGACTATGGAAACCCAAGAAATAAAAAAACAGCGGAATATGGTGATTCAAGAGGCGCTGTCGTGGCGGGGAACCCCCTACCATTTAAATGCCGCAATTAAGGGGATCGGGGTGGACTGCGGGACGTTCCTTACCTCGGTATTTGCCCATGCGGGGCTCATTGAACCGGTGGACCTCGGAAGTTTCAAACCGGACTTCCATCTCCACCGGTCTGAGCAGGTCTATCAGCGCTGGCTGATGAAATATTGTAAACGTGCGGTTGACATGGAGTCGTGCAAACCGGGGGATATCGTCCTGTATCAATTCGGCCGCATAAGCTCCCACGGGGCTCTTGTCACTGACCCGGGCCGGATCATCCATGCATATTCAGGGATAGGAGTGATCGAATCCGGCTGGCAGGAAGGCCACCTGGACGGCAGAATCACCGGTTTTTATTCCTTTTGGGAGGATTGAACCATCATGATGGGTTCCGGTTCACAAGGCCAGCAGCCAGAGGCTATCAAGGCAATCCGCGTGCAGACCTCTGCATACGGGGCAACTCAGACCCTTGCGTACGGCATGAGCAGGGTCACCGGCAATCTCATCTGGTACGGCAACTTCGTGGCAATAGCCCAGTCGCAGAACATAGGGAAATGACGTGAATAACGGCGGTGGAACCAAATCATTTACCTACCAGGCAGCAGTGGCCATCGGCATCTGTTCCGGACCTGTTGGAGGGATCAATCGGTTCTGGGAAAACAAGAACCGGTACAATGGTTTGGCCGACACCACCGCAACGACTGCATTTTCCATCTTCGCGGGAACCAACCCTCAGACCCCCTGGGGATTTTTGTCATCCACAAACCCGGCGCAGGCCATCGGGTATTCCGGGCTAGCCTATGTAGCGTGCCCGGTGGTGACCTTGGATTCCTCTGCAACCCTCTCCAACTACTCCTTTGAGCTGGCTGGTCGGGGAATGTCTGGGCTGCTTGTGACCCCTGCAGGGTACACCTACACGAGCATGATGGGGCCGAACTCATGGTCAGACCCCAATTCCACATGGGATGGGGCCAAGTACAATGGTACTGCTGTGCTCCAGGTCAATTTGACAGGCCTGCAATCCATCGGGCTGTATCTCCAGAATCAGCAGGGGCAAGTTGTTCTTACATTCACCGGGCCATCAACTTTAACAGTGATGGATGATAATGGTAACCAGTCAGTGGTCACCTCAGGAGAGGCCTTTGTCTCTGACGGGGTCATGTACATCGCTGGGTCATCGTCCTTCAGCATCACCAACATCCAGATACAGACCGGGTACAGCCCGGCGATCTCTCAATTCAGTTCCACGGTAGGTACTGGTGTATTGGATGAAGATCCTGGATATATCATCAATGATCTGCTTGCCCAGGTGCCGTTCCCTGCAACAAGCATCGGGAACTTGTCCAATTATTCCAGTTATTGCCGGGCCGCGAATCTCCTAATCTCTCCGGCCTACACGGAGCAGGAGGCGGCTAATTCAATCCTCCAAGACATCGCTCAGGCCACGAACAGCGAGTTTGTCTGGTCTCAAGGACAACTCACGCTGGTGCCGTATGCCGATGCCAGCTACACGGGTAACGGGGTGACCTTCACCCCCAACATGACCCCGTGGTATGACCTGAATGATGATGATTTTATTGTGAGCACGGCGAATACACCCGGCGATCAGGTCCAGGACATCACCGGGCAGACCTCGGGGGGGCTGTCTGATACCTCTGCGGTGGATGATCCAATAACATGTAGCCGGTCTTTGACGGCGGATGCATATAACCACATCCAAATCGAATATGCCGACCGCAGCCTGGATTACAACATTGCTATCGCAGACGCCCAGGATCAGGCCGATATCGAACTGCGTGGTTTGCGGACGATGTCCCCGAGCACGATGCACTTCATATGTGACAGAGATATTGCCAATGCGGTTGCCCAGATCATCCTGCAGCGGATACTGTACATTCGGAACACCTACACGTTTAACCTGTCGTGGCGATACTGTCTATTGGAGCCGATGGACCTTGTAACTATCAATGATGCTTTGATGGGCATAAATGCCGCACCGGTACGTATTAAATCGATTGAGGAAGCCGCCGACGGGCTCCTGACGGTCACCGCCGAAGAATGCCCTATCGGAGTATACAATCACGCGATCTACCAGCACCAAAACCCGCTGGGGTACATCCCCAACTATCAGGTTGCACCAGGTTGGGTAAATGCGCCCGTAATTTTTGAGGCTCCTGCTGCGCTCACCGCCAGTAGCGGCTTGGAAGTATGGCTGGGGCTATCCGGGGGATCAAACTGGGGAGGTGCCGATGTATGGGTATCCCAGGACGGCGTAAGCTACCAAAAGATGGGCACGGTCCGGGGGTCGGCAAGGCAGGGCACACTTATTGGGGCGCTGCCGTCCAGCGCGGATCCAGATACCACAGACGGGCTCAACGTATCACTGTCCGAGAGCCAAGGCGTTCTACTCTCAGGAACTCAGGCCGACGCCGACACATTCAACACCTTGTGCTATGTGGATGGGGAATTACTGAGCTATCAGACGGCTACCCTCCTCGCCACGAATCAGTACAAACTGACATACCTGAGAAGGGGGGCGTATGGATCATCAATCGCCCCCCACTTGGCAAACAGCCCGTTTCTCCGGCTGGATCAGTCTGTATTTAAATATGCATACCCGGCCGATATGGTGGGCAGTCGGCTGTATTTCAAATTTGCGTCATTCAACATATACGGCGGGGGCACGACGGGTATCTCACAGGTGCCTGTATACCAGTATATAGTCACCGGGGCTGCGCTGAAACTGGCTCCTGCAAATATTACGGGGATCTATGATTATTACGCCGGGACCGTCGCCCATATAACCTGGAATCCCATTACTGATTTCCGGCCGTTCGTATATGAGGTCAGGTTCGGTGCCAGCTACGCAACTGCTATGATCTTGGGCACGACAGCAACCACGGATTTTGTCGCACAGTCAAACGGGACGTACTGGGTTACGGCCAAAACCACAGAAAGCGGTATTTCCGCATATTCATCTACCCCTACGGAGATTATTATAGGGGGATCGGTCATTGTTAAAAACGTGGTCCAAACTTATGATGAACTGGCCACCGGATGGTCAGGCGCGTTGTCCGGCGGTGCCGAGATCGATGTGGCCAACCGTGTATGGCTAAAATCCACGGACGTCCTAACCGACAGCGCCGGAGTGTTATTGACCGACAGCACTGGAACCGACATCATAGCGAACAATCCTGGCGTTGTGGACCCATCTGGAATCTACACCATACCATCAAGCCATATAGTCGATATTGGGGCGGTCACGTTGTGCCAGCTTTCGGTCCAGTATACGGCACTTTCGGATATGCCATCGGACTTGGTGGACAGTGTCCAAGACTTCGACGGGGTTACAGACTTCGACGGCAACTATGCGGGATACAGCAACGTTCAAATACAGGTCCAGGTATATAACGGGACCTCATGGGGTCCGTGGATGCCGTTCGTCGCTGGGCCATACATCGGGCAGAAGTTTAATTTTCAGGCCGTTTTGACTTCCAATTCCCCGACCATTACCGCCGTGCTGTCTGCGTTCTCGTTCACCGTGGATATGCCGGATAGGGTTGACACCGGGACGGGTGTGGGCGTATTGTCTGGCGGGACTGCCGTAGCATTCGCAACATCATTCGACTCCGTACCTAACGTCCAGATAACGGTGCTTGGGGCTCAGCCGGGGGATGTAATTACCTTCCCGGTTGCCACAACAGAGTCGGGGTTCACGGTTAAGATAACAAACGGCGGGTCCGGAGTGGCGCGCTCAATAAATTGGTTGGCACAAGGATACTGATAAGGGGATTAACATGAGAAAAATGCTGTTGTTGATTATGGGGGGTGTGTGGTTGTTTGCTGGGTGTGGGACTGAACCTGCATCTGCCGGGAACTTCTTTTATAACTATTCGAGTATGCATGCACCTTCACCGCAATCAAGAATACTTATCCATGATCCCATTGCCGGGGATAAGAATATATTTTATGGGCAACTCGCTACCACTCAAGGAGCGCCCATATTAATTGAAACTAACGGGGTTCTAACACCACTCAGCACGCAGACAATGTCAGCAGCGTGTTCTCAAACAAACACCATCCACATCACGTCGGCACTCACCGCAATCCAGAGCAACTATTCATCGGCCACGGTACATGGATGCAATGCTCCAGTTATCTGGCACCCCGGTGGATCTATCAATCCGACCACGAAGTTCAGACTGTCAAACCCTTATCAGCCACCTATATCCCCAATGCTGTTTGGAGCTAAATGGGATGGGACAACGGACGATACGGTGGCGATCAACAATGCACTTGCCAGTGGTGGTATGGTGACTTTCCCTCCTGGTAATGCGATTGTAACAGCACCGATAAATGTCATAGTAAGCGGGACTAAACTTATGGGCTCTGGTTTGTATACCACAACAGTTTATCAGTCTGTTGCGTCATCCGTGGTATTTAATATCACGGCATCTAATGTGGATTTTTCTGGAATTAACGCCGATTATATTTCTGTGCCTATTTCGGGAGCTACGGCAATAAAAACAACCGGAGCCAATAACCACCTACATAGTTTCGGTGTTAACCACGCATATACTGCATTAGAAATTACCGGTGGGGTTAACCAGATACTAGATGATTATTATCTATATAACTATGTGTATGCAGGTTTGTACGCACACGATGTAGGCGGATTGATTTCGAATAACTTTACTATTGACGCAATTTCGCCCACTAACGGCACTGGTGGTGGCATCTTTTTCAATAATAATGTTGAAGCCCCTATTTTCACGAATGGGGAAGTGCTTGGCGGGGCCTATTCATTGTTTACTGCTGCTGGCACCTTTGCTGTTGGGCTATGCCCTGAATACGGTCGTTTTACCAATGTATATTTTGATAGCGGAACAAACGGGTCATACATCGATAAAACGCGGGTTATGAGGTTTGACGGTTGTTGGTTCTCAGGTGGGAGAATAACGGGCGGTGGGAACCCCGCTTTAAACATCGTCCAAAATTATAACTTGAGTTTTAACGCAACTGATTTTGTTAACAGCGGATCACACGGAGCCTTATTAGGCGCACTGAACACATCAACCAGTTTTGACGGCTGCTTGTTTGATGGTAACGGGATGGGAGACGGAATAACCCCCTCGTCTGGATCTGGCCTGCAAACAGACAATAATGCACACGATTGGGCTGTAACCAATTCAAAAATGACACGAGACGCATTTACTTCGG